ATAGCTTGTATTTGAGCCAGTTGCAACATCCGAATAAGAAGTATTCGAACCCGTTGAAATATCACTATACGACGTGTTGCTGCCCGTGTCAATATTAGCTAAAGCAGTAACATTTACTGCTCCTATACCAACTGTAGATGATTGTCCAGTTAAACCCATAACTTGATCTTTTGGATCTATTGTTCCTACTGAGGCAGTAGCAGAAATACCTGTTAATCCCATAACATCTGCGATTGTAAAACTGCCTGTTGATGCGGTTACAGCCTGACCAGTTAAGGTTACAACAGAGGATCCTAATCCTACTAAAGTACCTAATTGTGATTCTATTTCTTGACCTGTTAAAATAGCTGCATCATTTGGCACGACTACAGAACCTTGTCCTGATGTAATTGGTAATCCTGTCAAATCAGCTTCGTGTGAAGTTACGCCAGCTGCTGTTCCTTGTGATGAAGTTATTGCTAAACCTGTTGGTGACACATCTTCATTTGGTGCAACTGCTGTTCCTTGTGATGAAGTTATGGCTTGTCCTGTTAGACCCATAAATTGATCAGCAGGATCAATTACTCCAATTGCTGAAGTTGTTGAAATACCTGATGGTGTAACTGTTACGTTTATAATATTTGTAATTGAACCTAAAGTTGATTGAAATAAAACTCCTCCAACTTCAACTGTTTTTGGTATTACAGGTGATATAGATCCATTCGAAGCTGTTGATGAAACTCCACTTGGTTCTACTAATGCATTAGCTAAAATACCAACTGCACCCACGTTAGAAGTTATAGATACACCTGTTAATGAAGCTGTTTCGTCGGCTAGATTACCATACTCACCATCATTCCATGCTTTTGCACCCCATCCGGTTGCAAGTAAAGCATCACGATTCCAATATGCTTGTCCCCAGGTGAATCGACCCCATCCTGATTGAACCGACATAGTGGTCCTCCTATGCTAATCTTATGATTGCGTTTGTTGCGTCAGCTGTTGGGAATTGAATTGTGAAAGTTCCGTTAGTTGCTGTTTTATCAGAACCAAAAGCTATTGCACAAACAGCTGCGTTAGATGCAGATGAATTATAGATTAATGCACCGTTCGCTGTAAAAGAAGCTGATGAAAAACTTACATCTGAAAAATCACAAACTGCAGTTGTGCTTGAAGCAACTGGAGTTACGCTTGTTAACGTAGCACCACCAGAAGTGTAGGCAGTTCCAGATGTATTTGTAATTTCTTCTGACGTTGAAAATGCAGTAGTTGATGCGCCAAGAGTTGCATCACTATCGTACAAAGCAATTTTAAATGTGTTACCAGTTGTTGCTGTAAAATTGTGAGTGCCTTTTAAAAGTTCTACTTTAAAACTTGTACAAATTGCTGATGTAATTGCCATAATTTATCTCCTAAGGGTTTGCTGAGGTTATTGGTATTCTGACTGTACCGTCTGTATAGTCATCTCTTCTTCGTCTTCCAACTTGCTCGTTAGCAAACTTCTGTATCTCTTGTTTATACTTTTGCTCGTATAATGTCAACATATCTGCTGGACCTTTCAAGAAGCCATAAGTCTCTGCCAAACAGCAATATAATAGGCCATTAGGGAAGTTTAAGCTAATATAGTTGGTATCGTTGTTCTCTAAAAGAGCGGGAGCCACATTATAATGAACTCTAAATTTGTAGTTTGTATTAGGTGTGGGAGCTAAAAATATACGCCCTGAATTAGTATCAGCCTCTCCTGTAGCACCGCCGAACATAGCGTAGTATTTTGGTTTACCTTGCGCTGCAGATGTGCCCGTAATCGGTTGATATTCTTGTAAGTATGTTACGTCTTTTTTCTCTAGCCAAGTATTAGATCCTGTAAGCACGGCGCTTGAATCATAGACCTGTATACCTCTGATGAAAACTGCACCTGCTGGTGTGTTAATTGTTTCTTGACCTGGAACTAAATTACCTGATTGTTGTTTTCTATCGGCATCAATAGGTACGTCTCTAAAAATTCTGTATTGCGCATTTAAAATAATGTTTTCTAAAACAGAGTCAGATAACACATTAGAATCAACTTCTGTGTAACTTCTGATTTGTGTTTTTAATCCTGATGCACTTAATCCTGCCATTATGCTGATAACGTGACTGGTCCAACTGAACAGCCATCGCCTCCTCCTTTTACACTTCCTTTTGTAGCAGTATCTGTATCAACTGTAAAATGAAAAAAATTTGCAACAGAATAATCAGTGGTATTCCTAGCATCATTTACATATAGACCTGTTGTAATTGTGTAGCCTGCTGCTTTAGCAATATTAGATCCAGATATACCATCAAAACTTTGTGGGTCTGTAAATTGAAAAGATCCTCCTGATGCTGTAACTGCAAGTGGGGATCCTCTAAATCTTTTTGTATCACCATTTGTTAAACCGTGACCTGGTGCAGTAACATTTATAATTCCAGATCCTGCTTCATAAGTTTCAAAAGCATCTGTCGGTAATAGATAAGGAACTGCGTTTTCAATTCTGTCTGGTCTTACGTTACGTAAAGATATTGCATCACCATTCATTGGTTTTGGTTCTAACTGTGGTTGTTTTGGTTCAAACTCAGATACATGAACAAATGATCCATTCCATTCTCTAACCATTTCTGTAAACGGAAATTCTAAACCAGATCTATCTGATATCGCTTTTGCGTATTTACCTGTTGCGTATTTTGCCATTATGTTCCTGGG